ACTTCAGCACTTGCTCGTAAGACAACTGCTAAGTTGCGTGCTAACAAGGCTATCCCACGTAAGGGTTCACTTTACTGGGCTGGTATCCACCCTGAAGTATCACACGACCTTCGTGCTGAGACTGGTGTAGGTTCATGGCGTCAGCCACACGAATACCAGTCAAATGACTCAATTTGGGCTGGCGAAATTGGTACATACGAAGGTGCATTCTATGTTGAATCACCACGTATCTACAACGACCTAAAGGGTGCTGGTAAGACAACATCTACAACAACAACAACTGCTTCAGGTGCAGTCGGAGCGACATCACTGTCTCTTACTTCTACATCAGGCATTGTTATTGGTGACCTTGTTGCTGGTACTAACGTACCAACAGGTGCAAACGTAACAGCAATTGGAACTGGAACAGTAACAATTGATATTGCTATCACCACACAGGTTACATCAGGTGCATCTATCACTTTCACACACGAAACAAATGTATTCAACACCTACTTTGCTGGACAGCAAGCACTTGCTGAAGCAGTGGCTGAAGAACCACACGTTGTTATCGGACCAGTTGTTGACAAGTTGATGCGTCACCGTCCACTCGGATGGTACGGCGTACTTGGTCACGCTATTTACCGTCAAGAAGCACTCTACCGTGTAGAGACATCTTCTTCAATCAACTACTAATAGTTAATTGACGGTGGTGCAGGGGTAGCAATATCCCTGCACTACAGTAAGTCAACTAAGGAGACTAATGACTAAGTACTACTTAACTCCTCCTACTGAGGAGTACGGTCCAGCAGGCGGTGGACGTTTGTTTATCCGTTATCGTTTGGAACGCGGCATCAGTCTTATGCGTAATAACGGTGTTTGGACTACAACTACATTCCCAACTGAGGATGTAATAAAAGCAGCAGAGTTGTTTTATCTTGGTGGACATGAATATGAAATCAGTCAAGGTACTTACACAGAGTTAACCAATGCAGGATACGGGGCAAACGTAAGGGCGGTTTAATGGAGCACCAACATATTAGTAAGGTGCTTGAATGGGGATTTAGCGCAGACCATAACTTCATAGCCAGTAAGTATGGCTGCGTATTATGTAATGCATCATCAGATAAACCATTTGAGTATGAAGATATTGAGATTGACCACACTGCGTGTGATGATGATTGTTTTGGTTGCAAAGCCAAAGGATTACAACTAGCAACTGGTGATGCCGCAGGCAACATTGTGGCTAGTGGTACAACACAGAAGAAGTGGGACAAAGAACTTCAACTTTACAGAGATGCAAAGTCACAGGGAGTTCAGCCAGCGGGTACATCTACCAAGGCAATCAGAAGTGCTCTTGAAGCAAGTGAGACTCTTAACAAGCCTTACAACGCTAGCAAGATGCCAGCAACAGAACACATCACTAAACAAACAATCGAAGTAATGAAAGAAGTGGGAGCAATATAATGGCAGCAATGTTACCTATGTCCAAGAAGGCGGACATGAAGCAAGATGCAAAGATGATGAAGGGCATGAAGCCAGCGCAGAAGTCTGCGTTTAAGAAGGCTGATAAGGCAATGGATGCTAAAAAGCCATCTGCTAAGTCTGATGCTCGCATGGATAAGTCCCTTCGTAACAAGGTTATGAAAATGAAGAAGGGCAAATAATTATGTGCGTTGAATGTGGCTGCACAGATGCCAATGGCAATCAAATGAGAACAGTAATTACGGCAGGCGTACGCGTTGCCGAAGGTCAGAGCGCAGATATTATCAAGGGCTTTGACGTACCACCACCACCATCAGAAAGAAACAAGGTAATGTAAATGGCTAACGAATACATGACATCAAATGACACCGCTGCTGGATTAGTTATTCCAGCAAAGGTACGCAAGGCAGCAACAGATGTATCATCTGTTAACAAGGCAGACTTTATGGGCGGAGTTGCACCTGCAACTGCTAACGTGGTTCCACCACGCTCAGCACAGGGTTCAACTGCAAATGGTCCATCACAACTAATCCAGGGTATCTACACCCAGCCAACTGGCGGCGGACGTAAGATTTAATTATGCCGCATCGTCTACCTACAGCGGGAATCCCAACACCAGCCGTACGTAAGTCATCAGGTGCACAACCTGCTGCTACACCAAAGGCTACACCACTACCACCACAGGGCGCTAAGCGTCCAATGGTTGGCAATGACAAGGCTTTTGCTAAGAAGTATGGCAACAAATCTTGGAACAACGGATACACAAACTAATGACAGAGCATATGGGTTTTAAGAAAGCACAAAAATCAATTGCTAAAAAGTCAGGTGTATCAATGAAGTCTGCTGGAGCAATCCTTGCATCATCTACACGCAAAGCAAGCCTAGCAGCAAAGAAAGCAAATCCAAATCTTAAGAAGGTTAAAGGTAAGTAAATGTTAGACCCTAGACTAAAGCGGGCAGGAGTATCAGGTTTTAATAAGCCTAAGCGTACACCAAGCCATCCAACTAAATCACACGTTGTTGTTGCTAAAGAAGGTAGCGCGGTCAAGACTATCCGTTTTGGTCAACAGGGAGTAACAGGGGACCACAAGCCTACTGCACGTCAGGCTTCATTCAAAGCCCGTCATGCTAAAAACATTGCTAAAGGCAAGATGTCTGCTGCTTACTGGGCGGATAAAGTCAAGTGGTAGTACATAAGAAAGTTTGGGAAACACCTAACCCAAAGAAGAAGTCAACACCATTAACACCTGCTGCTAAAGCATCAGCCAAGGCTGCTGCTAAAAAGGCTGGCAGAAAGTATCCCAATCTTGTAGACAATATGAGAGCCGCACAAAAGAAAGGCAAGTAATGAAACCAACAACAGATGGTGGTAGTACTCGTACCAGTGGTCTTAGTGGTAAAGAAAACGCTAAGCCATCATTTAGTTCTAAGTTAAAAAAACTTGCAGTTGCTGTTCCTGGAATTGTAGGGTCATCTATTGTTGAAGGCATTGGTGGACCAAAGGCTAGAGGTGTTAAGGTTGCAGCAGAAGGTGCAGAAAAAATTGCTCCTGCTGTAGTAAACTTTGCAAAGCGCACTGGCGCTCGCATTATTGCTGACCGCAAAGGCGCACAGATTGTAGCGGAGAAGGTTACCGCTGAAAACAAAGTTTCCAGAGTTGCTGCTCGTCGTGTAGCAGAAGAATCAGCGGGACCAAAGGCTCGCCGTGAAGGTGGAAACAAAGCATTACGTGGTAGTGCGCCTAAACCAGATGTTCGCGTAACAACTAAGACTGGTACTCCAGCAAAAGATACAGTTACTAGACCAGTTAAAAAAACACTTAACAAACGTAGTGCTGTTACTGTTACAAGAACAACACCTAAAAAATCATTTGATGTTGTATCAGATAGATTAAAAGCACAACGTGATAGGCTTAGAGAAGCGCTTACTGTTAAAGTAAATCCTGCTCGTCCTAAAATTAAATCTAAACGTGGTGGCTTAGAACTTAAAGTTAATGAAGCAGATGTTATTGATAAAGATGCTCGTCTATTAAAGTCAATTGATGCACGTGTTGAACAAGGCGTAGAAAAAGCATCAAGCAAATCTAAATCATATGAACGTGACCCTGAGCAAAACACAGCAGACCGTAGTGTTGATGAAGCATTAAATCCTAAATCACGCCTTAAGGCTACAGTTAAACCAGGCAAACCTACTAAAACAACTGTGCTTCTTCGTACTGTTGGCAGTAAGCCAGGTTCTAAAACTGCTGCACTCAAGGGTGCTATCCGCAATCAACGCAAAGTATTGCGTCAACGTGAAATTACAGAAGCAGCCAAGCGCGCAGAAAAGGCAGGTCAATAATGGCAATATATGGTCGCGCAGGTTCAACACTTACTGATGAACTAAATCGCCTTGCTAATGGCGGTGGGTCTTACCCAGCCAAGACTGCATACCTTGCAGACCAAGGTGCTGCTAGTGCATGGGCTGGTGTATCCCCAGCCATGGCAGTACAGGGTGCACTTAATAAAAAGTACGGCATAACAGACCCTAAGTTATATCTAGGTATTAATGGAGTTTGCAATGCACTTGCAGGTACAACAGGATTAGATGCGGTTACCGCACTACGACAGGTGGCTTCCTAATGACAACACTTAATTCGCTAGTAGATGATGTACAACTTGACTTGTCTGGTTTTACTTACCGTCAAGACCGTGTTACTTATCTTCTTACTGCTGCTACTAGTTCTGACCTAGTACTTAACGTAGCATCTACCGATAACATTGGTAAGAGCATTATTGAAATTGATGATGAAATGATGTGGGTGGATTCCTATGACCGTCAAGCAAACACTGTTACTATTGCTCCTTTTGGGCGCGGATACAATGGCACTACTGCTACTTCTCATGCTGCTAACGCAAAGGTAGTTATTACTCCTACCTATCCACGTGCTGCAGTTAAGCGTGCAATCAACGATACAGTCAATGCGGTATACCCAAAGGTATTTGCTACTGGCTCAACAGCCGTATCATTCCTTGCTAGCCGTACCACATACTCAGTACCTGCAGATGCTATTCAGATTCTATCTATGGCATGGCAGTCAGTTGGACCAACTAAAGAATGGCTACCTATTCGCCAATGGCGTTGGGACCCTATTGCTTATGCACCTGCATTTTCTACTGGTCGCACAGTATCTATTTATGATAACGTCCTTCCTGGACGTACCATTAACATTGTGTATGCACACCTGCCTACTAACATGACTAACAATACAGATGATTTTGAAACAACTACAGGTTTACCTACATCTATGAAAGACGTAATTGTTTACGGTGCAGCATGGCGTCTGTCATCTTATGTAGACCCTGCACGTATTTCTATCACTGCTCCTGGTGCAGACGAACTGGACACTAAACGTCCATACGGCACAGGAACAAACGTAACAAAGCAACTGCAAGCACTCTATACAAATCGTCTTGAAGAAGAATCGCTTAAGCAGAAGATTCAATACCCAACCCGCGTCCACTACAGCCGATAGGTACATAGATGACAACTCGTAAATACTCCTCACGTTCCCAGCAAACAACCTTGACATCAGCGGTAACTTCTGGTGCAACTATTATTCCAGTTGCTAATGCAACTACATTGCTTGGTGGTGCAACTGTTAGCACTGGTCAAACCTTTACGGTTGTTATTGACCCAGATACAGCCCTTGAAGAAATTGTAGATATTACGGTTGTTAGTGGTAACAATCTAACAGTAACCCGTGACGTTGACATGGCTGGTGCTGCAGCACAAGACCATTCTGCTGGTGCAGTAATTCGACATATGATTATTGGTCGTGACCTTCGTGAATCTAACCTTCACATTGAGGCTACTACTGCTTACAACGATGGAACTAGTGTTCATACGCTTCACGGTATTGCATCAGGTGAAGGTGACATTGTTGCTACTGATAAAGCGCAAACATTAACTCTTAAAACTCTGACTACTCCTACAGTTAACAACGCCACTTTGAGTGGCACCGTTACTAGTACTGCTACAATAACAGGTGGTATAGTCAATCCTACCACATTGCAACAAGGCGGAACATCAGTTGTTTTAACTGGAGCAACAAGTTCTATTACTAGTGCTATGATTACAGATGGTACTATAGTTAATGGAGATATATCCGCATCTGCAGCCATTGCTTATAGTAAATTGGCTTTGACTGGTACTATTACATCATCTGATATTGCCAACGATACAATTGTAGATGGTGACATTAACACCGCTGCAGCAATTGCTTGGACAAAAATTGCTCCATCGTCAACAGTGTCTGCTACAGAACTTGGATACCTTGATGGAGTTACTTCCGCTATCCAGACTCAAATTGATTCTAAATTGGCTACAGCCACAGCATCAAGCACATATGCACCTTTGGCTAGCCCAGCCCTTACTGGTACACCTACTGCTCCAACTGCTACTGCTGGTACTAGTACTACTCAAGTTGCAACTACAGCATATGTTGGTACAGCAATTTCTAACCTTGTTAATGGCGCACCCACAACACTTGATACTCTTGCTGAGATTGCAACTGCTCTTAATAACACAGCAAATTTCTCAGATACTGTAGTCCTTAAAACTGGTTCAACAATGAGCGGTGCTCTTGCAATGGGCACTAACAAGATTACTGGTATGGGAACCCCTACAGCATCTACAGATGCAGCCACTAAGGGCTATGTAGACGGTGTAACAATTGCTCCTAGCAACCTTACTGGTCCTATCACATCTGTTGGCTCAGCAACCACTATAGCCTCTCAGACAGGTACTGGAACTAAGTTTGTAGTAGATACAAGCCCAACCCTTGTTACCCCTGTGCTTGGTGTGGCTACTGCTACATCTATCAATGGAACAACAATTCCATCAACTAAGACTTTGGTAGTTACAACAGATAAATTGTCTGCCCTTGCTGCAACAACCTCAGCAGAACTTGCTGGTGTTATCTCTGATGAGACTGGTACTGGTCAGTTGGTTTTTGCAACTCTGCCTACTTTTGGTACTTCTGGTATTAAGTTATCTGGTTCTACTTCTGGTACAACACAAATACTTTCTGCTGCTACTGCAGGTACATCTATTATTACCTTACCTGCTGGTACAGATACTCTTGTAGGTAAAGCAACAACTGATACGCTTACTAATAAGACTCTTACTAGCCCTGTAATCTCAACTATTACAAACACAGGTACTCTTACTTTGCCTACTGCAACTGGAACTATTGCGCTTACAAGCGACATTACAGTTACAGCCTCAAGTACAAATACTTTAACTAATAAATCTTTGTCTGATTCAACTACATTTATTGTAGATTCTGCAGATACAACAAAGAAACTTAATATAGATGTAACTGGTACTACTGGTATTACAGGTACATTGACTTCAACTTTTACTACTGCTAAGACTCTTACTCTTCCAGATGCTACAGATACATTGGTTGGTAAGGCTACAACAGATACTCTTACCAACAAGACTTTAACCTCACCTGTCATAACCACACCAAAGATTGCTATTGGTTATACAGCAAAGACCGCAGCCTATACAGTAGCAAGCGGTGATGAAGGTTACTTGTTCTCAATGAACAACGCTGCAACGCAGCAGTTTAACATCCCTACAGATGCTACTTTTAACTTTGCAATTGGTACAGAGATTCACTTTGTATGGATTACAGGTGCAGGTCAACCAACCATAGGGGCTACAACACCAGGCACAACAACTATTCTTTCTAATGCTGCTACAGCAGTGACACCTAAACTTCGCGTGGCTAACTCAGCAGCAACTGCAATTAAATTATCAGCAAATAACTGGTTAGTAATAGGAGATATTGCCTAATGCCTATTCTTGGAATTATGGCATCACAAATGTCTGGACATCTTGGTATATCTGTTGACTACCTTGTAATTGCAGGTGGTGGGGCTGGTGGTGGTGGAGATTCATCAGGTCGGACTGGTGCAGGTGGTGGTGCTGGTGGTTTCAAAACTGGAACTGGGCTTTCTTTGGCATTAAATACTTCCTTTACAGTAACTGTTGGCGCAGGTGGTAGCGGTGTTGCTAATGCAACTGGTAGCAATGGCTCAAATTCTGTATTTTCATCAATAACATCAACTGGTGGCGGTGGTGGTGCAACTGTTACAACTACTGGAACACCTGCTGCTGGTATTGCAGGCGGCTCTTCAGGTGGTGCTGCTGCTTGGAATCCAACATCAAACATTTCAGGAACAGCATCTTCCCCATCTGGGGAAGGTAACGCAGGTGGCGGAATGGGAACTTCTGGAAACAATGGACGCGCAGGAGCAGGTGGCGGAGGAGCGGGAGCAGCAGGTTCTAGCGGTGAAACTAATGGTGGAGTTGGTGGAGCAGGTGGAGCAGGTTTAGCAAGTTCTTATTCAGGTTCTTCTGTAACCTATGCAGGTGGCGGCGGAGGTTCAGGAACTTCAGGTTCTACAGGCGCGGGTGGTTCAAGCATTGGTGGCGCGGGCGCAAATGGCGCAGCAGCAGGTAACTCAGGAACAGTAAATACAGGTTCTGGTGGTGGAGGACTTCGTGATGGAAGTGGCTCTGCACCTGGTGGTGCAGGTGGTTCAGGAATTGTTATAGCCCGATACTCAGGCACTACACAAAAAGCAATTGGTGGAACTGTAACTACATCAGGTGGAAATACAATTCACACATTTTTATCTTCAGGTAATTTCTATACTGCTGCTCCAAAAGCAACTGGTGGAACTATCTACGCAGCAAGCGGTTATGCCTACCACGTATTTACTTCATCAGGAACATTTACTCCATCTTCTGCTTTAACTGCTGACATTCTTGTTGTAGCAGGTGGCGGTGCTGGTGGTGCTGATGAAGGAGGTGGTGGTGGTGCTGGAGGTTACCGTTTAATTTCTTCTAATTCTCTTTCTTCGGGTGCTGCATACACAGTAACTATTGGTGCTGGTGGTGTTGCTGCTGCAATAAGTTCACGCGGTAATCCTGGTAATACTTCATCAGTTTCTGGTACAGGTCTAACAACCATCAACACAACTGGTGGCGGTGGTGGTGGGTCTAATAATGCAAGTGGTGGTGCTGGTGGTTCTGGTGGCGGTGGCGCAGGTTCAGGTGCTGGTGGTTCTGGTGGAGCTGGAAACGTAGGTTCGTATTCACCAGTTGAAGGATATGCAGGTGCGGACTCAGTCAAAGGCGGCGGAGGAGGAGGAGGCGCGACCTCGATTGGCTCATACGCAAGCGGCGACCATGCTGGTAATAATGGCGGAGCAGGGTCGTCAACGGCTTCTTCTTGGGGTGCTGCAACTTCTTCTGGTCAAAATGTAAGCGGAACATATTACTTTGCAGGTGGTGGCGCTTCTGGCGCACAAGGAAATTACTCTTACAATGGTGGTGTAGGCGGTTCGGGCGGCGGAGGTCGCGGTTCAGGAGCGGATGGTGCTCAAGCAGCAGGAACTGCCAATACAGGCGGTGGAGGTGGAGCGGCTTCGGGTTGGGGTGGTACTTCAAGTGCTGGAACCAATGGTGGTTCTGGAATTGTAATTGTTCGATATGCAATCTAACTAAGGGGATAAAATGACAAAAGAAAATAATGTAACACCTATTAAAGATACAAAGAAAACACAATGTTTTAGTTATGAAGTAACTATGTTAGTTCATATTATTGCAGACAATGAAGAAACTGCCACATCTCAACTTAATGAAAAAGGTGGCATAGTAACTAAACGTGAAGTTAAGTTGCTTAACACTGTAACTTTGTATGGCGAAGATAAGGATAAAGAATAATGGCACATTTTGCTAAAGTCGTAAATGGTATTGTAGAACAAGTAATTGTGGCTGACACGCAAGACTGGTGTGAAACAAACCTTGGTGGTACTTGGATTCAAACTTCATATAATACACAAGGTAATGTTCATACACTAGGTGGAACTCCATTGCATAAAAATTATGCAGGTATTGGTTATACCTGGGATGGCACAGGATTTGCTGCGCCTCAACCATATTCATCTTGGACACTTAACTCAAATACATACCTATGGGAAGCACCAACACCTATGCCAACAGATAACAAACGTTATCGCTGGGATGAACCAACCCTATCTTGGATTGAAATAACAACGCTTTAATGTGCAAACAGTGTGAAGACTGCAGCAAAGAGCATTCACATGATGCTCTTGCTGGAGTTGACTTTATAGAATTAAACGAGTTTATTTAAGGAGATACGGTGGCAGGCAGAGACATAACCGAAGGTCGTGCAGCGCGAGCCATTGCCGTAGACATTGGTGTAGGTACAGGAACTATCTGGCAAAACACTGGTATTGCATATGACTGTGCAATTGCAGGACTCCCGTTCTTTATGGGTATTAATGACCAGCGCCCTTATGAGCGCGGTACTGCTCCATTTAGAAAGCAACAGTTTGATTCACAACGTGACCCAGGTGAGCAGTCGCTTACTGGTTGGTGGTTACGTAGTCAATCATCATTTCATGCTGGTGAAGGTATTGATTTCTATGACCCACTAGCAAACCCTTACTCAACTACACTTGCATCTAACTCATATCGCTACAACAACTCACTTGCTGTAGATACTATGACAACTGCAGGTCAAGTTTCATTGCTTAAGCGACCAGCCAAAATGCAGAATACAACAGCAGCCGCTAGTATATCTTCTATTACTGTGTCTGGTGTAGACAAGATTCTTATTCAAGATGGTGCTGCGCTTAAGACTACAGATGGAACTACATCTGCTATGACTACCATTTCTGCTGGTGTTGTTACCAACATCTACGCATCATGTAATGATGGCGTTAATGCTTACTATGTAGACGGCACTAACATTATTAAGACACCACTTACAGGTGCATCTACATCTATACTTAAAGTACATGGCTCTACAGTTACATCAGCAATGATG